GGTGTTACCGTCGTAAAGCAATATCTTGACCGTAAGAAAGGTGATTTTCTCGATGAACTGCGTGAGCGTATGCATCGTATGAAATTATCTGTGCGTGAGAGATTCCAATACGAGCACGAAAGTGTTCGAACACGAATTGGATCTTTTGGAGATCGCATGGCACAAGCTGCCAGTCGCAATTCTCTTTTCTTGAAAATGTTAGCCCTTGTTGTAACAATTACTTCAACAGCGTACTTGGTCAAGAAACTCCAAACTTTAGATCTTCAGGGATTATCAGATGAAGTTGGAGAACGCATTGATACAAAAGATGAGAAGGACAATCCATGGTTCCGAGATGACTATGAACCATCTACCTTTGAAACAGGAAGATTAACAAAATCATGGAAATCTCTAGCTGATACTGATGCAATAGATAAAATTAGCAGAAATGTTATACATATCGAAACCGTTCGACTAGGAAAAGATGGCAAGAAACTCCATCGTCCTGGTAGAGCCTTGTGTGTTGGTGGTCAGTTGTATGTGACTAACAATCATAATCTGCCTAGTGATTCTGAAACTTTAACTATTTCTATAGTACAGAGTTCCATTGTTCAAGGTATTACCAACAATATTACATTTGTTACTACACAATCTTGTTTGAAACGATTTCCCGCAAGGGATCTAGTTTTCTTTGAGATAACCAACCTTCCGCCCAAAAAAGATTTAACGGAACTTTTTGTTGCCGACGAATTCAAAACGGTGTGTAATGGTTTTTACATCTCACGAGATAGTACTGGTAGAACTTCTGCTACGCAGTTACGTGCTATACGTAAAGAAGAAATCTTTATTGGGATCTTCAGTGCGAGCATGCCATCTTGGAAAGCAGATAGTGCCATAGTTACCAAAAAGGGTGATTGTGGAACAGTTATGATAGGAATGACCCCACTTGGTCCAGCTATTTTAGGCTTACACCAAACAGGTGGACAAACCAACAGCATTACTGCAGTACGTTTGACTATGGAGTTGGTAGAGGAAGCTAAGCAAAACTTCCGCCCCATTGTACAAGGTTCATCACCACATTTGGCACTAGAAGATGGTGCGAGAGTGATTGTTCAACCGATACACCAAAAGAGTGTGGTGCGCTATATTGACAATGGTCAGGCTAATGTTTACGGTAGCCTTGATTGTAAAAGATCGGGGAATAAGTCAAAGGTCATTAGGACCTTTATTTACCGTTCAGTGCGTGATCGAGGTTATGAAGATAATTTCGACCGCCCTTATATGTCAGGTTGGCAACCATGGCGTAAAGGAGCTGTTGACATTGTGCAACAAAAATTCACGATGCGTGATGACATTTTACAAGAATGTGTGAGATCTTTTGCCAAAGATATCTTGACATTGGTTCCCAAAGACCAATTGAAAGAACTCATTATTTTGGACAACTTGTCGACCATCAATGGTCTTCCAGGTGTGAAATTTATTGATAAGATGAACAGAAACACATCTATGGGATACCCTTGGAGTAAGAAGAAGAAATATCTACTTGAATACAAGGGTGAACATGACGTCTGGCAAGATTGTGTCAATTTTGATGCACGATTCTATGAACGGGTTGACGATATTCTGGATAAGTACCAGCATAGTGAACGCGTTATGCCATTGTTTGTTGGTCATCTTAAAGACGAACCGACTTCCCGAGCAAAAATAGAGAGTATGGCTACTCGAGTCTTTGCTGGGGCCCCCGCTGATTGGTCATTTGTGGTAAGAAAGTACCTACTCTCGTATGTACGTTTATCTCAAAATAACCGGTTTGCTTTTGAAGCCGCACCGGGAACCAACGCTACTTCTATGGAGTGGGATGATATTTATCATTACCTAACCGCTCATGGTAAAGATCGTATGGTTGCTGGCGATTATTCTAAATTTGATAAGAATATGTGCGCACAAGTCATTTTGGCGGCATTTGATGTCATCATCTTGATACTGCAAGAGGCAG